TATTGGTCTGCCCCCGTACAATGCACAGCCGAGGATGGCGAAAATGGCGAATACACTGACTTCAAGTACCAAGCCGCAAAAGCAGGCGATTTAGTGGCTTATAATGCAACTTCCGACAACCCCGGTAGTGGATGGAGAGATACACCGTATTATCTCGATTACGACAGCTCTATACAGCAATACATTTGGATGATAACCGCTGTCAAGGTCAACGGCAAGCTCAAAGACGGAACAACGTGGTCCACGCCCGTGCGCATCAATGGCGAGGACGGCAAAGACGGCAAGGACGGTGAAAAAGGCGACAAGGGTGACAAGGGCGAGGATGGTATCGGCTCAACCACCTATCAGCTTATAGTGTCACCGCAGACAGTGCGCGTGACCGCTTCGGGCGAAGTGTACGCTATCAGTAAGACAGTAACGGCATACGTGGTTCAGACCTACGGCAGTAAGACGGACAAACTCGATACGCGCACATTGCTCAGAGATGCAAACTTAAAGTTGTACGTTAAGGGTATCAGTCAAAGTGACAGCGACGCGATTGAAATCACCAATGGAACATCTAAAGATAACCTCGAAGTTAGTATTGTTTGCAGCAATAACGAGAAGGCATATTGGACGAGTGGCGGCAGCATTACTGTTGACACAAAGACGCAGTTTGACTTCATCTTGAAAAAAGCCGACACAACGACAGAAACGGAAATCGCGCGTGAGACAGTTACACTCGTAGCCGACGGAGCGAAAGGCGACAAGGGTGAACAAGGCAAACAAGGTGAAGCAGGTGCGGCAGGCGAGAGAGGACAAATCGGTAATATGCTATACCCCGCAGGCGTGTACAACAGCGCAACCGAATACACCTCAACGGGAACGCTGTCGCCGTTTGTGTTATACCTCAACAGCTACTATTACCTACTACCCAATAAGACGTATTGCGGCGAAGCGGCAGCGAATGGCGACCCTGCATCGGACTACGCTAACAGTAGTAATCCAAGTTGGGCTAAATTCCAACAGTTCAACGCGGTATTTACCGAGTTGCTAATGGCTAACTTCGCAAAGTTGGCATCGGCAGTATTCAGCGGCGATTATATGTTCTCGCAGAAAGGAACACGTCGCGTGATGAAGAATATGTGGATGAGCAAAGCAGAGGGAACGAAAGTTGGCAGTACGGCGGTCAAAAATTATAGCTATACAGACATACAACTGATTAACGGCACGTACAACGGCGATACGGTAGAGGCGCGTTTCTTGATTACCAAAGACGAGGACGACACACCTTCCGTAGAACTTAACGGCACTACGCCTGTCGGTTGGTCTGTAATTCCGCAGGAACGCAGCAGCAATGATGATGTGCTATGGCTGATTACTCGCACCAATTCGGGGTCTTGGTCTACGCCGCAAAAGATTGTGTTCGATACAAGTTCAACCGAGGGTAACACTATTAGCTTGTATGCTTTTCAAATTCGCGACATCCAAGCTGCAAAACCCATAGCGGAAAGCACAACGGGCGGTTGGTTGAGCGCATGGAGCAAATACCCTTCCCCCGTAGTGTACGAAGATGATGGCAGTTATGCAGAGTTTGACGGCTCAATGGAATTGTTCGAGCCTAACTTCTCCGTAGACCTAATGACGGGCAATGTTAGAGCGAATAAAGGCGTATTCAAAGGAATTGTCACCAATGACACCACAGTCATCACACCCGACAACTACTTAGACTACATGACAAAATCGTACTTCTCGGCGGTGAACCGAACCTATTACAAACTAAATCTCAGCAAGTGCGCCAACCGAATTATTTTCAAAGATACTACTACCAAATTCAACTCGGATACGATGATATTCTACACGATACAGATGCCCGTGTTTGAGAATGACGCATCCTACACTGACGAGTATCTTGAACAAGTCCGCTCCTATATTGGAACAACGCTCACAATTTACAACTACTCCGTAGCAACTATTACGATAGATTGCGCGTCTGCGGTGGGCGCGACATCGCACAGTTCGACATATCTTGGACAAAATCAATGTATCAGCTTGCGTTGCGTATTAAACGTAAATGGAATAGATGAGTGCGTTGTATGGGAAACATATGGTACAGCAAATGCAATTATTGCCTCAAAATAATCTACGACAATGAAAATAAGCAACTTGACACAGCTCACGGCGATAGACCGTGACTATGTAATTCCAACAGCGTTGGCAGGTGAGAACAAGAGCGTAACTATCGGCACATTGCTCGATGCAGTGCCAAGTAACGTTATCGAGTTCGCAGGGTTTGCCACAGACAGCAGCCCCGTAATCGTCACCAACGCCACAGCCAACACCTCGACCGTAGAGGGTACGGTAGTGTATTCCACGGTGTATAAACGCTTTTACTATCGCGTTGAAAGCGGCTTAGTTGTCAACTATTATGCCAATTGGACGACATTCTCCGAGTATATGGCGACAACGCTGCGACCGCGCACAGACTGCCTATTCGTCGAGGACAGTGCGGCAAACAACGGCACAGCCGTGGCGACAACGGGCTTGCGCTTGTATCACTTCACGTCGGGCAACAAAATGGTGCGCGTAGGGCTGACACCTGCGGAACGCGCAGCAATCACCTCGGTAAGCCTGCTGACACCTATCGAAGTTGAGTCTGAGGACGCAATGCAGCAGATGATTGACGCAGGTACGGCAGTTGACGGACAAATTTATTACGTAGCGGAGTCGGAGTGATGCTGTGGATAGGTGGTAAAAAAGTCAGTCGGCTCACGGTCGGCGGCAAAGCGGTAGCCGCAATGTGGCGCGGTGCGGTCAAAATCTACGAAGCTATCAGCAGTTGTTTTGGCAGCGGCGTATGGCGCAGCAACCGCGTGTGGAAAGGGAGTGATAAGTGGAAATAATAACCCAATAAAAACACAAATATGGCAAACGAAATTGACAAGCCTATTGAGAGCTTAGATACGGAGTGGGAGGGCTACCTCGGCTCGCGCATCGAGGCGTATCTAAAGCAGTTCTTGCAAAATCTTGACAGCAAGAAGCATGGCGATTGGCTGTTGACGAGTGACGACAACGGTCTGACCACGTTACGCGCCTTTGCTGATACCGATAGCAAGGAAGCGTATGAGAAAGACCCGACAGCCAACGAGTCGCTTGTGTTGGCAAGCGTACAGTTCTATTCTTCGGGAGCAACAAGCGCAGACTACACTCTGTCAACGCGCATCACGCAAAATCCCGATACGGATATGGTTAAGGGGTCGAGCAATGTGTTGAAATTCACCTACAACTGCTATTACGGTGGTGATACGACAGACCTCGACCCACAGAACGGCTACGCCAAGGTCACTATCAACAACACGGAAGTATCGGAGTTGTCGCTATCGTTGGCGGCAGGTGGCAACGAGTACGCAATCGACCTCGGAAAATACCTGACGCAGGAAACGAATACGGTCAAGCTCGAAGTTGGTAATCAGCATGGTAAGTCGCGCACATGGACGTTTACGATACGCGCATTGGAAATTGTGCTGTCGTTGGCTGACGGCTACGATGAGTCTGTGCTGCACTCGGCAGACGTGAATGGGTGGATGTTCCGCGTCAGATGTAGCGGCGTAACGGCATTGGTACACTTAATGGTAGACGGTGAGGAAGTCGCCACGTCAACAATCACCAACTCGACCAATGACTTCACAATCGACTCGGACGGCTCGCTTGCGGGCGGCGTTCACACAATAGCGGTCTACGCTGAAAACACCGAGTACGGCATCACCACCGACACCATTACAACGCGCTTCATTAAAGCGGGTCTAACAACGCCAAGCGTTTGTATCGGACGCAATTCCGACACCTCGGTTAAGTTGTACGGCACGGCATCAATCGCCTACTTCTTACACGACCCCAACAACGCAGGCAACACCGTTACGGTGCGCTTCGGCGTATATTCACCGCTTACGGGCGAGTTGCTATTCTCACCGTCAACGCAGAGCATTACACTTGCAGCCGACGGCACATCGGGTATGCAGGAAGTGCGTATCACCGCGGGCGAAACGTCATACCTCGACCTCGGTCAGCTCAATGTTGACGTTCTTGTAGGTGACGCAACGGCATCAACAACGTTGCTCGTAGCGGACGCGGGCGTAACATTGGAAGCCGCATCAGAGTGTAAAGTGTATCTGTCTGCGGTAGGGCGCACCAACGCTGACTCGGACGCACAGAATTGGCACTCGGAATACAACGGTCAGACGACTTGTATCGTCAAATACAGCGACAACTTACAACTCAACAGTAGTAACGGCTTTATCAATGATACATTCGTTGTCAAGGCAGGCAAATATATCACCTTAGACGGCTTCTATCCGTTTGCTACGGACTGCGGCGCAAACGCTACGGCGGCAGCAGACAAGACGGGCAAGACCATAGAACTCGAACTGCAAGCGCAGAACTGTGTGGATGCCGACACCAAGATTGCCGAGTGTCTGTACAACAACGTTGGCTTCGTGCTGTATGCCAACCGCATTGAGTTGTACTGCGGCACATCGGGCAAGATTGAAACGATATACAGCGATGAGCAGCGTGTGCGCGTAGGCTTCTGCATCGACGGAACGACCACAACGTGCGTCAACCAACTCGTGGGCAAAGACCCCGAAACGACCTATGCCAATATCGCTTACATCTATCTCAATGGTGTAATTGTACGCATGGCGGACTACAAGAGTGCGACATGGCGACAGAGCAAGCCGCAACCTATCACAATCGGTTCGGAAGATTGCGACGTGGTATTTTACACTGCACGTTGCTACGACAAGTCACTCAACTATCGTCAGATGATGGGTAACTACGCCTACGACACGCCCAATCTTGACGACAAAATCGCTATCGCACAGCGCAACGACATTCTGAACAGCAGCAGCGAGGTAGACTTCAACAAGGTGCTGACAGCATTGCCAAACACTCCCTACAAGATATGGGAAATGGAAACGACGCCACCCGACAAAAAGACCTACGTGCCGTGCAATACGGAGTTTGTTAACCCTGCATGGGACAACGGCACTGATACATCGGACTTGGCAAGAGCGTCATTCACCTGCACCAACCACGGTGTATCACTTGACGGTACATCATCACTGTCATACCCCGACCCCTACAAGAATTGGGCTGACCACTATATGTACTACAACAATACGCAATGGCAAGTCAATTTCCCCGACGGCACAAAGTTGACAATCACGGGATATGCAATTGCCAACGGCGTAACGGCATCGGCACAAGAGTTTGTGGATAAGGTCAACTTCGCTTCGTCAGAGGGTATCTTCAATATCTTAACAGCCAATGCCTACCACAACATCTTGCTAAGTACGGCAAAGGTTTATCCCAATCTGCTCACCGAGAAGCAAGCCGCACAGCAAGCCGCAGGGCAAGACATCACCTATCGACAATCGCTGTCGGGCTTCCCCGAAATCGGCTATCTGCGTACCTACAACAATGGTGCTGCATCATTGCGCTTCCTGTCTATCTACAACTTCATCAACAACAAGTACGACCCGTACTACTTTGGTATGGATAATAGCGGCGAGGACGAGGCATGGGAAGTTGAGGATAACGTTAACTTCTTCTCCGAAGAACTTGCCGAGGGCGAATGGGTAAACGGTGAATGGGTAGACCGCGCAACAGAACTGTACTACGCACGTTTCCCGCGCTATTCTCCCGACGGCACGGGGCGCAAGTACGGTGTTGCCAAATCAGAAACTCAGGTAGACCTCGCGAGGTCGGAAACACAATGGCTGCGACGCTTTCACAATTGGGTGTATTCGTGCAACCCCACTATCGCGAAACGCTACTATCTGAAAACGGAAGCCGAAACAGGACAAGGCGAATATCGCCGTTTGGCGCAGTCCGTAACCTATGGCTCCGTGACGTATGACCGCGACACCCCCGAATACCGCATTGCCAAGTTCAACGCCGAATATGCCGACTATCTCGTCAAAGAGTCCGCGCTGTTCTACTTTATCTACTTCACCTACACGTTGGGAACAGACTCAATGGATAAGAACATGACTATCGTGTTCGAGAACACTGCATCAGGCAAACCGCTTGCTCGTTTTGCTCAACGTGACTCAGATACCGGCTTCCGCTACAACAATTCGGGTGCGTTGACATTCAAGGTATATCACGAGTGGGGCGACAGCTACGACAGCGGTACGGAAACCACGGGCGTAGTGTCGGGCGAAACCTACAACGGCAGCACATATTCAGTTGTAACAACAGCGGGCGAGGCGGTATTTAACGGTCGTTTGTCGGGGTTGTGGGATTGCGTAGCGCAAGCATGGGGAAGCGACATCAATACGATGTATGCCGCAATGCAAACGGCAGGACTTAACGAGAGCGATATGTGGTCGCTGTACAATTCGTTTTGGTCGCAATGGTGCGAAGCGTTGTATAACGCTGACGGAATGGGCTATGCCAATACGGGCAAATTCGACATGGCACACGGTGACAAGCGCGAAGTCATGCGACATTACCTCAAATACCGTCAACGCTACTTTGACAGCAAGTGCGGTGCGAACAACTCCAAGCCACTTGAATTTCGCTTGTGGGGTAGCGCGGTCGGCAACGGCTTATGCGTCAAATACGCTTATCCGCTGTATGCCTCTATGAATTGGGGTGCGGGCGGTATCAATACCCAACGCGCAATCACGCCCAACTCACCGAGCTATTTCGCCTCAACAAAGGGGGTACAATACACCGAAACAACTGTGACCGTCTATGATGCCGACTTAATCACCGAAATCAGTTCGTACAGTGAAGAGGACGGTGTTAAGACTACACACGGTTTGCAAGACCTTGCCGACGGTGGTATCCGTATCAACAACCTCGAAAACTGCAAGCGTCTTGAACGTCTTATCGTGGACTATTCCGACAGCGCAACGCCCAACACTCAGCTCAACGACAACGTTGCCAAAATCAGCAACAGCATCGCGCTGAAAGAGCTCGTTATCTGCAACTGTCCTAACGTAGCTACGGAAATCGCAATCAACTCGGAGCAGATTGAAAACGTAGACCTGCGCGACACGTCAGTGACTTTGCTGACCGTACCCGCTACCGATACACTTCTCACCGTTGCGCTCCCTGCGACATTGACAAAAATCAATTTCAACGGCTGTCGCAATCTCTTTGATGTGGAAATCCAAGGTTACAAGAACATCTCATCAATCGTCATTACAGATTGTCCATCACTCAACCCGCAACCTATCGTTGTAGCGGCTATCGAAAACGCCACAGACCTCGAAACCGTAAAAATCACGGGCGCAAATTGGTCGGACGTGACAGCCGACACCGTTGAGAAACTTGCCGACATTGGCGCGGAACTTACGGGCGTGATTACAATGGCAAGTGATGCCGTAGTGAGCGCACCTCTGAAAGCCAAGATGCTCGCCGCGTGGGGCAACGTAGACTCCACGGATAACGCGCTGTACGTGTCATACAAGCAGATAGCGTTTACTTCCGTCACCGTATCGGGCGCGAACTACTATGGCGCGATAGGCACGTACTCACTTGAAGTTGTGCCTAACGTCACCAACGGCAATACCTTTAAGGCAGTGAAGTGGACGCTTGCCAAGAACGACTACGCTACGATAGATACAGCCACGGGCGTTATCACCGTCAGTAAGGTAGGCACGTCAGACGACAAGCCGAGTGCCGTAGCTACGGTGGAAGTCACAATGTCGGACGACACCAAGCTGACCGCATCGGCAACGGTGTACTTCTATCAGCGCGATTGTGCCGTAGGTGATTACGTCTACTATGACGGCACAAGTTCCGACATTCTCGATACGGGCAAGACCGTTATCGGTATTTGCTTCTACATCAACCCCAACGACAAGGCAGACCGCCTAATGGTGGCACTTTCCGACATTCAGAGCAATCGCAAGTGGGGTCTTCATAGCAACAACCCGACACTGACAGACGACCCCGCATACTCATGCAAGGATGTCGCGGGGTTGGTAAACAAAGAGAGCGGCTCACCGCAGCCGAATAACTCGGCATACATCGACTCGTCACAACCCGACGGCTTTGCCGTTGTGCCGAACAGTAAATACGCACTTGGTGAACTCGGACGCTACGCAATCGAACTTGACTTGCCAGGTTACGCTACGGGTGAGAAACTTCCGTGGGGTCGTGCCAACACGCTGAAAATCGTCAAGCACCGCGACAAAATCTTGACCGATAGCGGCGTAAACCTGCCCGTACCCGCAGCCACAAGCGGAATGTCGCTGTACGCCAACCTTGAACTGCTAATAACCGCAGTAGACAAACAAATCAGCAACGGTAACGAGTATTATTACCCCGCCGCATCACTCTGTGCCGCCTACGAACCGACAGTTAAGGCAAGCGAAACATTAGCGGACAAATTCCGTGCGGGTATGTGGTTCTTGCCTTCCGGCGGCGAAGCAGGTCGTTTGTTGTTTTATCACGCAAAAGGCTATGATAGTTCGACAGAAAATGCTATCTTTGCTAAACCATTCGCTGCCTCACGTTTTTCCGCGTTCAGCAACGCTTGGTATTGGACGTCGTCGTCCTGTTCGCAGAGCGACGCTTGGTTCGCGCGCTTCTCTTCAGCGAACATCGGCAACACCTACGAGGGTAACACTGGCGCGGTGAGGGCGGTGGCAGCATTCTAATTAATTAACAAGCGGTCTTTTCAGACCGCGCCCAAATATTAACATTTAAACTTCATCAATCAATCCGTATAAAATGAAACCTGCACAACTTCCAATCTATCGCGTGGCGGAGCGACTGCTTCAATGGGCAATTGCCCTAACCTCGCGACTCCCAAAGTCCCTGCCCTTCCAAATCCTTGGTGGTGACATGATACGTGACATCAAGACTACCCTTGACGCGATTGTCATGGCTATCACCACACAAGACCTCCAAAAGAGGCTCATGGCGATTGAGTTGCTTATCGTCCGCATGACTTCCGTCAAAATGACGATGCGCCAACTCGTGCAGGCGCGTACCGTAAAGGGCGCACCCGTAGTGTCTGTGAAGCGTGAGATTGAATTTCTTGATTTGGCTAATACATTGTCAGCGCAAGCAGGAGCATGGCAATGTAAGACAGCAACGGCAGTCCGCAGCTAATACCAAGGTATATGGTTGCAAATGACTTTATACTATTTAATGGGCGTACCGCTAACGAGCTTGATACCTTAATCGGAGCGAGCGAGTCAGCTAAGAAATCAGTGTACGCATCATCGTCCTATTCGCAGAGCTACGCTTGGTTCGCGCGCTTCTCTTCAGCGGGCATCATCGGCAACACCTACAAGGGTAACACTAACGCGGTGAGGGCGGTGGCAGCCTTAGAAGATAAAGTCAAAGAAGGTTGGATAGCAGCATACAAGGAATGTTGCAGAAGAAAGAAAGGCTCGGCGGATTGTTCGGCTTACCGCACCGCCGATGCAGAAATGGACTTATATAGATTGATTGATGAAGTTTATTCTAATACCTACAAGCCGCGACCGAGTACGTGCTTTATCGTGTCGCGACCAACGTACCGCGAAGTGTTCGCCGCAAACTTCCGCGACCGCATTGTGCAGACGTGGATATGCCAACGGCTGACACCACTGTTTGAAGCGCGACATCGTGCGCAAGGAAATATCAGCCACAACTGCCGCAAGGGGTTCGGCACAAGTTCGGCAATAGCCGCCGTAGAGCGCGACGTATGGAATATCACACAGCAATACACGCGCGACGCTTACATCTGCAAGGTGGATGTAAAGTCATTCTTCACAAGCATTAATGTGCGTATTCTATGGCAACTACTCGAACGACTAATCATCGAAGAATATCACGACAGCGACAAAGACGTATTGCTCTACCTGACGCGGCTAACGGTGTTGCATCGCCCGCAGCATGACGCGATACGCCGCAGTCCGCTCGCAATGTGGAAACGCCTCAACCCAAGCAAGTCGCTATACAACCGCGACCAAGACCACGGTACGGCAATAGGCAATATCATTAACCAACTTGCCGCCAACTTCCTAATGAGCCATGTTCTTGCCGACATTCTGACGTTGGTGCGCGAACACGGCTCGGCATTGGAACAGTTTGTTGACGACATTTGCACAATATCACGTGACAAGGGCTTTTGCCTGCAACTGCGTGATACGCTACGCCGCGAATTGCAACAGTATGACTTGACGATGCACCCCGACAAGTTCTATCTGCAATACGTCAGCAAGGGTGTGAAGTTCGTCGGGCAAGTGATTAAGCCGCACCGTCGTTATATCAGCAATCGCACCGTTGGCGGGTTCGTTGACGCTCTGCGTCGCACGGAAACGCTATGTTGCGCTATGACGCATGGAGAAGCCAACGCTGACTTACTCGACAGTCTGCGCCACTTGATTAGTGCGCTGAACAGCTATCTCGGCTTCTTGCGCGGTTGTTCGTCTTACCGCTTGCGCCGCCGTTTGTTTCAGCGCGAGTGCAAGGCGTTTTGGCACGTGTGTTACACACGTGACTATGACGTGGTAAAGGTGAAAAACGATTATAATTACAATTTATACTTACTAAGAAAGGAGATAAAGGAATATGGTATGGATATACACAGACCACGCTCCCGAAGCCGTAGAGGTGCAAAATCATCTCGGCTTGAAAAGGCGCACGGTCAACTACGATGCAGAGGCGGTAGAGCCGACCGAAGAGCAGCCGTACTCATGCCGCTACAAGCGCGTACAGCTTGACGCAGGTGTATGGAACTATGACGCGATAGTCAATGCTATCATCACAGCGGAATACCCCACAGACAAGATGCAAGCGGTAGTCAACAACTACCTTGCAGACCCAACGGACAGCGCAACGCTCGCTGAGTTTGAGCAGATGCAAGCCCTGCGCCGCCACGCCAAAGACATCGCCAAAGCGGTGTTGGAATAATAGGGAATAGGACACGACTTACTTCTTCTAATATCTATAATCACTTATACTACTAACACTATGACACAGATTGTTTTGGATTTCCTCAGCGATTACATATATCCGCGATTGGTATTGGTCGCTATCTTCACCGCCGTAATGGTATTGGCTATGATTGTCGATTACTACTACGGACTAAAAAAAGCCAAGGAAAACGGTATTGCCACGACTTCAAAGGGTCACAAAAAGACCTGCGCCAAGGCACAGAAATACTTCTCACCGTATCTTGTATTGGTGTGTGTTGACCTCATCACGTGTGTTGTCGTGCCGTTCCCCGCGTTTTCTATGCTCTGGGCTGCCTACTGCGTATTCTGCGAATTTGTCAGTGTCCGTGAAAAGGCATGGACTAAAGCGGAACTCGATAAGCAAGACCGCACAATGTCTGTAATCATTGAAAACAAAGAGGACATCGCGCGACTCGTTGCCAAGCTAATGACACAACAGCAGGACGCAAAGGAGGCACAGTCATGAAGTATTTCACAATTGCAGAACTAAGCAACAGCGCAACGGCAAAGATGTGTGGACTTGACAATACACCATCACAAGCGGTTGTCGCCAATCTTACAAAGCTCGTTGATAACGTCCTCGACCCGCTACGCGAAGCATGGGGGCGACCTATCACGGTATCGTCAGGCTATCGCTCACCCAACCTCAACGTTGCCATTGGGGGCGTGAAGAACTCACAGCACGTACAAGGTCAAGCCGCCGATTTAGTGGTGGGTAGCAAGGCAGACAACTACAAGTTGTTCCAACTCGCTATCTCTCTGAAACTGCCCTACGACCAAATTATTTGGGAAAAATCGGGTAGCTCTACATGGGTGCATATTTCGCATACAGATATGCCACGCAAACAGATTTTACCCGCATCGGAAGCAAACAAACTCAAAGCATAACAACTATGGCACAAAAATTAGACCGCACGGGAGAGGTGCATTACAACGGACGAGGACAGCGCATCGTTATCGTCAAGTATCACAACAATAAGCGCGTAGAGGTGTATTTCCCCGACACGCAAGAACTGCGCACGGTGACTTATCTGCGTCTGCGTCAAGGGCGCGTATCATCGGACAAGCGTACCGCCACACACGTGGTATCGCCGCATGACATCGCACTGCGCTACGGTATCGACATTTGCCAAGACCGCGTATTTCGCCCCAAGCATGAGCCGACCAAGTTGCGTGACGAGGATAACTACGTGCCGCAAACTTCACTCGCTGACATTATCGAGCAAGTATGTGACGGAGATTGTGACGACATCGCAGAGCAGGAACGCTATCCGCGCTTTAACGCTGTGTCGGCTTCGCTCGGACTTATCTTGCTTATCTTCTGCACCGTCTTAGGTGTTGCGTTGTTCAAACTCTTTGAATTGCTTGCGCGATGAAGCACTTAGTGTTATTCCTAATGGTTGTCTTGCTCTGCGGCTGTTCGGCACATCGGCAGGGCGTGACCGCTGCGGCTGATACCGTGGAGCGCGTTGTCTATCGTGACCGCGTACAGCTTACCACGGACAGCGTTTATCTTCACGATAGCATCTATGTGGCTGTTCATGGTGATACGGTCTATGAATACCGTCTGCGTGACCGCTTGCGTGACCGCATCGTGCGTGATACGCTTCTACTTGCCGATACCGTCAGAGTGCGCACTACCGTAACACAAACGGTGGAACGCGCCTTGACATGGTGGCAGCAGACGCGCCTCTATCTTGCCAACGTCCTCCTCGCCGCGCTGTGTGCTTTTACCCTCTGCGCCGCCGTGCGTTGGCTGATAACGCGCTACCGTAAGTAATAGGAATTTGATAAATATACGGTTAAGTCTATGAATGAAAGACCGCAGAGAAGCCGAGTGTTATGCCGTGGCTTTCCTGCGGTCTTTTGGTGGGTGGGGTAGGTCGTCAGTCTTGTGCCGGTTCCGTCGGCTCTGTGATGTCAGACTGCTTGACCTCGGTGTCATCTTCTGCAACATAGCAATCATAGATAAGCCGCCACAGCGGAACATCCAATGCGTCGGCTAATGCGCTGACCGAACTAAGTGTGGGGTTTCCCGACAATATACGATACAGACCTGTACGCGAAATCTTCATTTTACGCGCCACTCTTAGTTTATTGGTTTTGCGCTTAATTAATAATTTATCAATATCAAACATAGGCGTTTTCGGAATTTGGCTACAAAGATAAGTCAAAGTTTTAAAAGTGTCGTATTTAATATTACACTATTAACATTAATTAACTGAAAAAATTTGCAGGGATTTTCAGAGTGTTGTAGTTTTGCAGTGTAATCATTAATGAGTACACTAAAGTTAAATAAATTATTCATTTATAGATTTTTACAGTTATGACAACAATCACCGAAAAATTCACTTTGACCGCTGAGCAAATCGCAGAATTATTGAAGTCTTTCTGCTGTCATCTTGAATATTGCTACGAAAGAGCAGATGACCACCATTTCAGCAATGAAGAAATTTACTTTGATGCAGACTTTGATGAATACGATTTTTGTAGCGGTACTGTCGTAGCCTGCGGCGGTTACACCGTCTATGACGACCCAACGGGTGCTTACAACGACAACTACTATGTAGACATCGACTCAATAGAGTTCACCGCAGAACGCTTTGACGAAGAAACCGACACCAATTACGTCTATGAAGCTGACGAGCAATCGCTTGACGCTCTTAGCCAAGCAATATATAAAAATTGCGGCAGACCGCGTTCGATGCCAATTGTACCGCGCCGTGAAATCGCTCGCGCAAAAGCATAAGAGTTATAAAGCATTGCGCGAAGCTGAATAATTGATAACTATATTAATATTTGATAACCCCTTAAAAATTATAAATCATGAATAAAGAATACGCCTTAGAAGTTGCCAACACGATACGCGAGCAACTGTTCGCCCTCACAAACACAAATGTACTATTCTCGTGGGGCATCCGCCGCCTTTCGGCTACTACGGTAGGCGACTGCGCAGCACTGAAAATCGAAGTGACGGCACGACTGTTTCGTGGCTCGGTACTTGTTGCGCTAAACAGCTCGGACTACTACGACATCTATTTGTTTGACCCCCAAAAAGGTCTGTGCCAAATCGCCGAAGATGTATCTTTCGACCAACTCGGCGACACTATCGACCGCAAAATCGAACGTGGTGATGACCCCAAGGCTTACGCCGAATTTTGTAGCAATGAATTTAAAAAGTTGATGCATGGCGACATATTCTAACGAAGTCGACCGCCTCGAAGCGGCACGACGAGAAACGCAACGTGCGGCAAGCTATAACGCCCGCTTTTGCCGCACGATGCGCGACCGTCAGATACACCGACTTGCCAAAAAGTGGGCAGCTCGCGCAGGGTATCACCGCGCCACCATTACAGATATAAATCGGCTGACACAACGCCGCACTATCGCAGCCGCAGACCGTGGGCGCGAGCTTACGTGGTATGTGCGCGTTGTTGATGCCGCCGCGGACAGCATAACGCTGACGTTGGCAACAGTATAATGTTTAACCCCTAACCCTTAATTGTTATGAACGCAATTCAAGACACTTTAAGCAGCGCATTTGTCCTGCTGTTCAAAATCCAAGACCTTAATAAGGTTATCGCTGACAATCACCAAGATGCAGCATCGGCAATGATTGACGCAGAGGACGCAATCGAAGAAGCCGTAAAAGCTATTAGCGAAGTGCAGCGCATTGTAGCGCGTGACGAAGCTCGCGAGGCTTACGACCACGCACTCGCCGCCACCGTAGCTTAACAAGGCAAAAGAAAGGCGTTAGCCATCACGGTTAACGCCTTTCCCAACCTTAATAACCATTAACAAATAACTACGAAATTATACCCAATATGAAAATCGCTATAATAGGTTCTCGCTCGCTGACCGATGTAGACCTCGGCGCGTATATCGAAGAAATCCCCGAAGCCGTAATTTCGGGAGGCGCACGTGGCGTTGACACGTTGGCAAGGCAATACGCCCAAGAGCGCAATATTTCGCTCGTTGAAATCCTGCCCGAATATGACCGCTACGGACGACGCGCTCCGCTTGTACGTGACCGCGAAATCGCCCGACAATGTGACAAGCTCTATGCCTTTTGGGATGGTGTAAGCCGTGGCACTATTTACACGGTACGCTATGCCCGCGAAATCGGGCGCGAAGTGGTGCTTACTGTCTGTCCGTCGGGTCAGCCTCGGTAAAGCGCAGCGGTATTGCCACCGAAGTGCGCGAGGTGTTCATGCCGTAAGCCGAGGAATATCCTGCGTAGCGCAATCGGTAGATGTTGCTGTCACCGCGCACCTGCAATTCGATAGGCTCGGCAATCGTCGCGTAGAAGCGACTGCGGCGTTCCTGCAACTCCTCGGCGGTTGAGCCATACAGTCGAAAGGTCAGCGTAATGTCACGCGCCTTATAGCGGACTGTATCGCGGTCGGCATAGCGTGTTCCGTGTTCTGTGCGTACATCGTTTGTAATAGGGTCTTTGGGTGAGGGCGGTGCTGTAAGTGCGTCAAGGAAACCGTCGCCCATGGTCGCACCGTACTGTGTGAGTGCGTCCTCACCGTTGATAAGCAAATCACCGTAGCCGTTAGAGAGTTCGTCTTGTGTCATAGCGTTGAAGTATTAACTCGTATGCGTTCTATATTGTCGTTCATTTCGCGTATCGGCGCAATTATCGCCGCCGTATTCGTTTCTATCTGATGCAGGGTCATCGTACAATCGGCTATCTTCTGTTCCATATCCGCGTAGCGCGTATTCTGCTGTACCTGCTGTTGCAACATCTGTAAAGCGGTGGTGTCAATTTCGGCAAGCGTAGCGGTACGTGTAGCGGCGTCGGTGCGTATTGCTTCCGCACTTATCTGCAACGCCGTAAAGCGACCATTCAGTTCATCGGCGGAGTCCTGCGACATAGCCGTGAAGCCTTTTGACGAAGCTGTGGTTTGTGAGGATTGCTCGTAGCCGGTGACTTCCGCCAATTCGTCACGCATCGTCATAGCGTCAGAAACGATAGCCTTGTATTGGTTGCGCAGTTCGTTGACTTCGCTTGACGTAAGCTCGCTATCGGACATTGCCGCATAATAGCGGTCATAGAAGTCCTGCAAACGGTCGTCAAACATTGTTCCCAAAATGTTATCCATAGCCGCCTGCATAAATTGCTTGTTGATGTCATCGAGGAAGTCCTGCGTGGACTTAGACATATCCATAAGCGAGCTGATAAAAGATGAGCGCAGGGAGTCAAACGTCAGACCCGTCATCTTCTCTTTTATTTGGTCAAGCAAGTCGTCATATTCGTCGCCGTATTCAATTATCTTCTCCAAGCCCTCGCGGAAATCTTCGTCAAGGTGCGCCCACAGCCCCGTATAGTTTTCTTTTACCAATTGGAGTTGTTCGGATGTCATTTTGGCGAGGTCGTCCATACCCGTCAGCGATGCGCCCGTTAGCTGTTCAATAGCTCGCGCCTCGCTGCGCCAAGACGTACCCTCATAGCCGTATTCGCCACTGCCTTTCCACGTTTTATGTCCGATAGAACTGCTGCGCCATGAACCACCGTAGCGGTTACGCGCCAACAGTAACTCTTGCTGAACCTGCTTATTGGTTTCAAGGAGTTTTAACGCTTCCTCGGTAGCCGCCATTGCTTCATCACCCCAACTTTCGGTAATGTACTGCTTCTTGCGGTCTAATAGGTCATCCCAAGCGTCTATGACAGCGGAATACTTATCCATAAGGTCATCGTATTCGGTGTTTGCGCCACCGAATATCACATCGCCCAACGAAGTAAACGCCGATACCGCCTTTGACAGTGCGCCTATAAAGTTGCCTTGTGTAAGGTCTTGCATCGCACCTTGTACGTTTTCTGCTGCGTCGGCAACACCACTAAGTGCCTTGCCAAACCCGCTGTCCATATCCACACCGAACTTTTCCATCAGACCGGGAAGCTCTTGAATATTGGCGGTAATCATGCCGACCATGCCAAGCGAGCCACCAAGTTTTTCGGTGACGTCGTTTTTAAGGTTATCCAAGGCGTTGGAGGCGTTCTTTACTTTTGTTTCGGTGCTGTTCTTGTTCTCTGTGGCTGTTTCGACTTTTTTGTCGTTCTTCGACAGCTTCTCCAACAGTTCCGTTACAGCCTTGTATAGCGGTGTATCTTCGGCGACTATCTTCTCTTCGTCTTTGAGTGTGTCATTGGCTTTTTCTTGCGTGACTTTAAGCTGTCGCAGGATAGCGTCGGCATTTTCTATGTTGACAGACAAGCCCATTTCCGAAAGCGTTTGTTCATCCAATCCCGCTTCGCCGAGCTTATCGGTAATGCTTTGGGTGGTTTGCTTCTGCTCGGTTTGTGCCGCTTCAAGTTGCTCGTCTGCAATCGTGTCAGCGGCTTTGGCATCGTCAAGACGCATCTGCAACAGTTTGACTTTTTCGGAGTATTCATTCACCCACCCGAAAGACTTCCATGTCTTGTTTTGGTTGGCGACAATCTGCTCGTCGATGCGGTCTATCTGTTCGGTTATTGTCTTGTACTGTTCAACGGTAAGATTGCCTTTTTGCAGCTCCGCTTTCAGTATCTCTTTGCTTTTGCCGAGCTGTTCGGAGGTCATGACGGTAAGGTCGGAGAATACCTGACGCCAATTAATGCTATGCTGACGCACTTCTTCGTCGATTTTTTTCAGCTCTTCTTCGTATCGTGCCGCAGCGGTGAGTTCGGCAGCGGTGTCACCCTGCTCACGCGCTTTTGCGACTTCCGCATCCTTTTGCTTGCCGAGTGCTGTCTTGCGTTGCTCGATAGTGCCGTACTGCATCAAGAACTGCAACATAGACTGACCGAGCGTTCCCATGTATTCTATTTTTTGCCGTTCGTAGCTTGCATCTTCGTCCTTGCGCCGCACTATGTATTTGTCACCTAACTGCTTGCGTGCTGCGCCGATGTTCGCCATGCTGCGTTGCCACGGCACGGCAGAGTATTGCACACCCGACTGTCGGGCATTAGCCGCCTTAATTTGCTCGTTGGCTTCATATTCGCGCTGTTGTTCGGCGATATGCTGTTCCAACTCGTCATCTTCGGCGCGTTTGATTTCCGTTAGGCGGCGTTGGTGGCTAAGTTCAAGTTCGGCGAGGCGTTTCTTCTCGCCGTTCTTTTCAAGGTCATTCAACGCCTTTTGGTGATTGTACGCTGCATCTTCCTCGGCACGTTGTTGCTGTCGCTGCCGTTGGAGGCGTTGCTCTTTGAGCTGTATTCGTGCTGACTGTGCGCTGTAATCCGCAGCATTGTTGCCGAGCTTGCGGTCTATCTGCTGCATCTCCTTGTACAGCTTGATAGCTTCGTCAGAGTTCGTCGGCAGGTTGGAACGCTTCTCCCGTAGCTTCTCTTGGTATGCTTTCAGTTCTGCCGTATCGCTCGAAGTAAGCTCGTTTTTGCCTTTCTTCATTATTTCTTGAGCTTTCTGTTTGCCCTGATCTTCCGCCTGCGCCGCCTCATCTTTATAAGGCACAAAACTACCCCTGCTGCTTGTGTTGTCACCGTCAAGAGTTGTTTTGATAAACGACACGGGAACGGATATGCCTTGTCGCAGTTGGTCGAGATAGGTGTCAAGCTGTTCGTTTTCTTTAGGTTCAAAGCTGACCTCTATCGTACCTTGTCGCAGGTGGTTGAGTTGGTTGTCGATGTCGGTAAGTCCTACCTCGGTGAAATTCAGCGCAAGACTTGGCGACAGACGGTCGATTAGCCTCTTTGCGGTTTCTATCTTATTGGTAAGTGCGCGTTTCTCCGCTGCGGAAAGGTCGCTGTTCTTTATAAGAGTCAGCATATCGCCATAACTTAGGTTTTTGGCTTCGGGCAGTGACTTCGCTACATCCTCCCACAGTACTTTCGCCGTTTCAAGATATTTAGCCGTAGACGTATTTACGGAGGCGAAATAACGCTCTAACTGCTGTTGCGCCTCCGTTACCGTGTCCGACATATTCTGTCGCAGAAACGTAAGCATAGGCACATCCTGCGGCTTCTGCGCTGCCAACTGCTGCATGGTCATCACAAGGTCGTTGATTTCCTGCTCGGTAGCGTCCATGCCGGCATCACCAAGAGCAAGGCGCATCCTCACTGCGGTAAGTTCCGTAGCCGAGGCGGTGTCCGCTATCAGCTTGTCTATATCCTGCCAACCGAGCGAAGCGCGTTCGCGCCATTGGTCGATATTCTGAAATGCCGTATCGAAGTATTGTTGTTCGGCTGTGGGCTGCTGTTTGGCAAAGGGTAGTTCCAAGCCGAAGCTCTTCATCAGCGAGCGCAGTTTCACGCCTTTTTGTATAGCGTTGTCCGTAGAGCGCACTATCGTATCGAACTGTTTGCGCACCTCTTCGGTGGCTGTCTGCATTGGCATGATGACTTTATCTGCGGCGTACTGCGGCAAATCCTCCATAGTGTATAAGCCGTTGCGTATGTCCTCGGCTATCTTGTACCACTGCTGTACGGTGATGTCTGTTATTTCGAGTCCGTTTAGTGTAGCTTTCATGGTGTTTAGTGCGTCGGTTTTCTCTGCCGACTCACCCTCTTGACGGTAGTATTCGGAGGCTTCCTCTGCTTTCGCCTGCTTTTTCGCCGCAAGGTCTTGCGTGATTTCGGGTAGCGTTTGCCCCCAATACTTCGGTGCAAATCCTTTGAAAAACGCCTCCCACGTCCATGAGTTGTTTTTTTGCGATTTTTCAGTATCGGCTTGCGCTTCAAGGACTTTTTTCTGTTCTTCTTCATATAGCTTCTCTGCGGCTTTCTGACGAGCGCGAGCTGCAAAGGCTTGAGCTACGTTGTCGGCGTTGCGTACAAAGACATTTTCCGCTTCGTTAAGGTTGTTGACTTGTAACCCTAACTGCTTGATAGCGTCACGGTGTAAATCTATCCAACGGATGCGCTGTTGTTCGCTGTTGTTCGACTTGTCGCTGTTGAGGTTCTTCCACTGCTGTTGTAGTTTCTGATAGCTGACGAGCGATTTTGCTTGCTCGGCATATTGCTCTTTCAGTGCTTTGCCAAGACTCTTAACGCGCTTCTCCGCTTCCGATGAGCGCGTAGCAAAGAAATACACCGCTGCCGATATTGCCGCGACAATGGCGACTATCCAACCTGCCGACAGTGAGCGCATAGCCACACCCAACGCTTTAATCGTAGTGGCAAATCCTGCGGTAGCTTTCGCCCCTGCCGCCGTAGCCGTAGCCGAGGCGGTCTGTGCCGTTGCATTCTCTGCCGAGGCTGCGGTATTGGCTTCCAACGCTGCCGTTTCAAGCGTTGTCGCCGCAGCAGCTTCGAGTTTACATTTGCGCCACCATGTAGACAATCGCCCTAAGATACCAACGCGGAAAGCCGATGTTGACAGCAGTGTATTATTCAGCGACTGCAAACCCGTAGTGATAGCCATAACGGATTGCAGCTTAACCATGACTTTCTGCAAATCCTCGTTTTTGTCGGCAAACAGCCCCATTGCACCTTGCGCAGCCGAGAACGCACCCGATACGCCTTGTAAGCCGTTAATCATACCTTGGAAGTTAGTACCGGGCGAGCCGAGGATGCTTATTTCTTTTTGGGTTGCAGCCATTGTGCGCTTCATCTTTGCAGCTTGCTCGGTTAATTCCATGTAACGCTGTGTGTTCTGCTGACCGTTGGCACGCATCTGCATTAATTCCTGCTGTATAGCACGCATTTGTGTACGGAAAGCCTTACCCTCGCGCTCGGATTGTGTAAGGGCTTGTGTGATACGGTCGATTTCCTGCTTGACTTCATTACCGAATTTACTATTTTTAAACACGCCGTCCATATTGGCATAGGCTTCTTTCAGCAATGTCAGCTTTGCCCGCATCTGTTCGATAGAACCGTCATCAGTAGCCAAAAGTTTCAAACGCGCATTTAACATCTGTTGCGTTGAGGCATAGGCGCGTTTGTATTCGTCCAACTGTATGATTTTCTCTTTCAGTGCTTGATTGTCTTGTTTGTCCGCAGGCTGTTTGAGTAGCGCATCAACTTGTTGCTGTGTTGACTGTATTTGCTTTTGATATACATCCACTTGACGCATATTTTCCGCGATAAACGTCGGTAGTAGGTCTTTATCCGTATAATCGGCGACCGAGGTGATAGCGGACTTTTTAGGCTTACTGTTGTTTTCTATGGCTCGTTGTCGGGCTTCGTCAAATTTAGCATATTCCTCCTTCTGCTTTTTCATTTGTAAGCCGATAGCCGCAGCCGTTTTGTCGTAGGCTTGTCGTTCATTATCGGCAAGAATGATACGTTCTTCAATTGCTTTTATTTCCGCTTCATCTTCTTCGGTGCGGTTTTTGTTCCTCAAGCGAGCATCACGCAATGCCGCGAGTTGCTTGACATATTCATCCAACGCATGGCTTGCATTGTTAGCTTCGCTTTGAATGTTGGCGAGCTCCTCCCAAATGGCGCGTATCTTCTCTTTACTGCCGTCGCTGCTTTGTACGAGTGCGTCCACTGCTTGCACAATCTCTTGATTGGGCTTTACTTGAGGTGCGGCTACGGTCTGCTCTGACGGAATAGGCTTTTGGTATGGCGTATTGATTTGCATCGACAGTTCGCGCATGGTGTCTAACTGCTTACGCTGTGCTTCGGTAAGTTCATTTGTCAGCTCTATGCCTTTGCGATATGACGTTTGATATGTGTCGCAATACTGTTGTCCTAACTGCACAAGGATTTCGCGCTCGTCACGTTCCTTATGCAGCACTTCAATGATATTTGACAACGCTTCGTACTGCTGCGTATCTTGTTGTGTCGGGTTTTGGATGGATACCAATTTGTCGCGCTGCGTGTCTATCTGCGTGATAAAGCTGTCGAGTTGGGTTATATTCTGCTGTTCCTGCGACACGATGTGTGCCGTATCAACAAAACTTAGATAAGACTGATTGATAGTTTTGCCTTTCTCGTCAAACAGCATCTTTATAGCGTCGAAGTAGTCACTAAGTTCCTGCGGCTTGCCGAGTTTGCCTAAAAACGTCTGTGCGCTTGTCGCGAGTTCTGTGCTGATGCTTTGCGAAAGGTCGCGCGTACCGCGTTTTGCCGATTGTATAACTTCGACGGACTGCTGTAAAGCTGCGGTCATACCGCGAAGAGCCTCGGTCATTTCGCTTGCACCTGCTGCGTCTATATTTATCTTGACACTTGCATTGCTTTGTAGGCGTTCTATCGTGGAGCGCATATTCTGTTCCACCGCGCCGCCTGCCTGCGCTGCCTCGCGTGCTATGGCTGCGAATTGCTGCTGCAATGAGGCAAGACGGTGTTCGTATTGTGATATGGTTTCTGCCGCCGTACCCGCAGGAAACGAGCGTAGCGTTTCACGCAGTGCATCTATCTCTTGACGCATCTTGCTGACGGCTTCGTAATCGGCGTTAACCTTAAATGATAATATTGGCATATTCGTGTTGTATTTTTCGATAAGCGAAAGTATCGGAATTGTGCCAAACACTAAGGTAAATACTTGAATAAAACACAATTTATCACTTATGTTTAAGAAAATTTCTTATATTTGCAACTGACTATAAATCGACTAACTATGATACCGCTAACTGACACAATAGACTTCGACAAGGTAAGCAAAATCGAGGTGTTCCGCGCTTCGTTGCTGCCCGCCATAAGCACTTTCAAGACGCTTATCCGTCCGCCACTGCATAATCTCGACAATCTTGCAATCGTAGTGGAAGCACACCAACGTTTACAGACTCGCTACGCGCTGCATGATGCAACCGACGTATTCGAGCGTCGGCAAATGCTGTTCGTTATGCTGTATTTATACTGTCCGCGTGCGCTTGTCGGTGGCAGGATAGTTAAAGGCTTACGCTGTCGACTCGGCGATATTTTTCACCTTAACTCACACTGCACCATATCGGCAAATATAGACGGTCTGACCGTACTGTATCGTAACGATACGCAATTTCGCGAGGGCGTTAACCGTCTGTACCGCGAAACCTACGCGATAATGCAAGAAAGACATATTACCGAATAATACATATTAGTTACATTGGTTAAAAATGTGTAAATATAAATTCGGTTATGTTGATAATCAGCGAAATAGCCGTATATTTGTAACTATATAATAATACATATTAGTTGTATTATCTATATTAATGATATAATCATATTACTAACTTAACGGTGAAAAAGGCATCAAACAAATGACGAAAGTTTGACAATTATGGGCGAAACGGCATTGTAGCCCACAGCGACCGCGTTAAATTTGTGTTTAGAAAATCGCGGTGTAGAGCAGTGGGTCAGCTCGTCGGTTTTACTTGCCGAAGGTCATTGGTTCAAGTCCAATCACCGCTACAAATTGAAATGAAAATATATGAATTACTCTGAATTTAGGGCGAAATACCCCGATTATGTTGAGCCACAACCGATAGAGTGCCTCAATCTAATCATGAAGAAGCAGTTCGCCCAACAAATTTTGAACGGCGAGAAAAAGTTAGAATTTCGCGCGATGAGCGAACATTACGCAAACCGCCTTACCGATGATAAGGTAAACAGCTTTATTAACGCCCACGCAGGCGAAGAAGAATTTGAAGAAGTATGGGGCGAGTTTGTACAAATTGTGCGACCCGTAAAAAAAATTCACTTCCACAACTATAACAACTCTTGGTATTTGGATGTCGAATGCAAAAGTAATGATGTTGTGTGCGCCGTTCGGTCTGACATTGAATATCTTAATGAAAAGTTCGGCTGCCATGAATTAGATGAATTGTGCAACCAACTCGATACCCGCAAAGAGCAAAACCGCCCCGTATTCTATTACTTTGAATGCGGCGAGGTATTGGATAAATCAAATATATGAGTTATTAACGCCTAAAAAACGATTTGCTGAGTATATACAAGAGAAATTTACGACTCAAGTGGCAACTATTCAGGCTACGGCAAGTTCGACTCAAGCGGTAAATATTTAGGCTCGCGCGGTGGCTACGGCGAAAACGGTAACGCAAATTCCAAAAACGGTGCGTCTAAGGTGCAAAACGTCATCAATACTGTTGGAGCCCGTATCGCAAAACGAAGCAAAGCCGCAGGTCTTTCGTAGCTAACAATGCGCCTTGGCGGGTATGATTATCTGTCAAGGCGCGTTATTTTTTTATTTATTCCTCTAATATGCTAAACCGTGCAAAAGAAATTATTGATATAGTCCGTCAACAGACCGATGAAGTGCTGTTGTTCCATTCTCTCGCCGGGAAAGACTCTATTGCACTCCTTGACCTTTGTTATTCCAAATTCCGCCGTGTGGTTTGTGTGTTTCTTTATTTAGTGAAAGACCTCGAAAGCTCGGCGGTTTATTATCGTTATGCGAAAACAAAATATCCGAATATAGAATTTATCCAAACGCCACACATGGCGTACTATTCCTATCGCAAATATGGATTGTTCGGACTTGATGCAAACAGCAAGCAGCGCAAATATACCATGTCGGATATTTGTGATAAGATACGCGAGCATACGGGTATTGAATGGGCAATCTTCGGTTTTAAGCAATCGGACAGCTTAAACCGACGATTAATGTTGCGTTCCTACAAAGATGGGAAAGAGGCTATATGTTGGGCGACAAAAAAAGCCTATCCGCTTTCGACTTACAAAAACAAAGATGTTATCGAATACATCAATCGCAAACAATTGAAACGCCCCGAAAGCTATGGTAGCTGCTCACAGTCTACGGGAATGGCAATAGATAGTGATGCATACCTCAACTACTTAAAACTTAATTTCCCTGACGACCTCCAAAAAATAGTGGAGCAATATCCAACAATAGCATTAAAACTATGAATATAAAACAGTCACAGACGCAAAATATACGTCGCTCACAGATTAATTTAAATCCGCTAAATCCCAAATTGCACAGCAAAGAGGAAATAGACTTACAAAAGAAAAATATCAAAAATGTGGGTTATCTTGGCGGTATTATATGGAATGAGCGGTCGGGTAATATCATAGACGGTCACCGTCGTGTTATTGCCTTAGACCTTATTCAGCATTATGACGGCACGGAGAATACCGACTATGACATCAAGGTGGAAGTGGTCGACTTTGACGACAAGACCGAAAAACAGCAAATGACATATTCTGCAATAGGCAACGGCAAAGCTGATTATAATCTTATCGCTAACTATATCGAGGATATAAACCCCAAAGAAGTAGGACTGTCGGAAGCGGAATATCGCGAAATTCTGATACTGCAAGACAAAAGCGATTGGTCTAATGGTGCGCAGATGGAGGACGTGGATTTTTCTGTTCCCGCACCTCGCCCGGTATTCGAGCTGTCAGACGAAGAAGAGTCTAATGACGACATCGTACAGCATCATGCCGAAAAACCCAAAATGACACGCGAACAAGTAATTGCGGAAAAGGATTTCTGCCGAGATATTGCCAATAAGCGCATCAACGAGCGCGACCTTTATGCTTTTATTATATTTGAAAGCGAGGAACAAAAAGATGAGTTTTGCGCTCTCCTTAATGTACTTCCTACCAACTCACTCAAAATTACCGGTGCGCAAGTGTTGTCACTGATAGAATAACTCAGCAGAATAGGAAAACACTAAAAGCGGCTGTAAAGAAATTTGCAGTCGCTTTTAGCATATATTAACTATGATAATTTTATAAATAGATACAAATTTGTTACTTTTGTATGTAAATAAATAGTTCTTTTAAACTATGAAGTTCAGCCAATTAAAGGCTCTTTTGCAGGAGAACGGCTGTTATTTGTTGCGGCAAGGTAGCAATCATGAGTTGTGGTACTCACCGATAACAAAGCGTAAATTTACCGTTGCTAGACATGGCGGCAAAGAAGTTGCAACAGCTACTGCAAAGGCGATTATCAAACAGTCGGGCGTGAAATAACGCCCACTGTTTTTTGGCTGTATTCATGCTAAATTTGATGTGATGAAAGTAAACGTAGTGATTGAAACAGCCTCTGATGGCTATTATTCCTGCTATACAGAGGAGGAGTTTGAGGATTTTGCGCTATTCGGGTATGGCGAAACGGCGAAATTGGCTAAGGAAGATATGTTGCAGTCCTATAAGGAGCTTAAAGCGATGGCAGCGGAAGATGGTTCAAAGATAGAAGATTTGGAATTTGTCTTTCATTATGACATTAAATCTTTCTTTGACTACTTTGATTTTTTGAATATTTCCAAGGTTGCGCAGTTGGCAGGTATCAATCCTGCGCTTATGCGCCGATATGCAGCAGGAAAAGCCAAAGCGAGAGAAACGCAGTATAAAAAACTTTATTCCGCAATACAACATATCGCGCATGAATTAAGTATTGCTGTCTTATAGATATTTGGTCTTTATATAAAAGCCTCGCGAAGCAACTCACGGGGCTTTTCTTATTGAAACCATCATAATCAACCGCTGCGTCACTCACGCGAAACAGCGGTCAGAACAAAACCTTAAAAATCTAAATCAAGTAATATATCCTTGCTTCAATGGGATTGTGTACAAATGTAGGTATATCGTGGCGTTGGTAAACGAAACGGCTCGGATAATTTACAACACTTGCGGTATGTAGTCTACCGCGACAGCATTTCTTTTGCCATGACGATTTTCGGGTCGGTGGAAGCCAAGAACTTTTTGCCGAGATAGCAGCCATAACAAGGTTTGGACGCTTTAAGGTTGTTGTAGATAGTCATCATGTAATCGGTGTTGACATTTCCGAAGCTCTGACATTGGCAGGACTCGGACAGATGTACGTCACCCTTGTAATCAACCATAGGTTTGCACATGATACCTGCCTGCACTATTCCGTACATTTTGGTTGTGTCGGACAGTTGCTTAAACAGAAGATGACCGTTTAAACAGCCCATGTGATAGGGGCTTGCCTTGACTTCAGCCATAGCCTCCGCGCAGTCTTTGGCGCGACCCAAGTCCTGCATACTTGCGATGTCATGCGTATCTACAAGCACACCCTCTATGGAACTAATCTCGTCTTTATGTTGCAAGATATAATCGGCATGACGATACCACTTCGGGTTGGTGTACACTTGCATACCCGTGTAGGTAGGAAGCCTGCTAAGTTGCCGTACCGCTTCGACCTTATCGGGGTCACTGAACCATGTACCGTTAGACATTACGGAGAACCGCGCAAAAGCGCGATGTGACGTTATCACTTTGTCAAGGTAACGGCAAAACTCAAAGAGTTGCGGGTGCAGCGTAGGCTCGCCACCGCTGATGACGTAGACTGAGTTGCGCAGAAACAGACCGAACTGTATGGCTTTTTGAAACGTAGCGAAGTCCATGTGCTGACCGTCGGCAGTAGAACATTCCATGCAGTGCGGACAATTCTCGTAGCAACGATTGGTAATCTGAATTAGCATAGTCGAAATTGATTTAGGTGACACAAAACTACGCTATTTACTTTGTCGGGCAAAGTCTGAGGCGTATATTTATAGATTTTTAATTCACTTCACTTTTAACAAATGTTGCAATAAAAGTGACTGTATGCGCACCGTACAGCACTGCGGCGACATATCTTTGCGGCGTGTAACAGTTTCAAATACTCATTGTCATGGGAAAGACGACAACTAAAAAGGGAGGAGGTAAGCGCGGTGGCTGCGGCGGCTTCAAATAAGCAACAGCCCAACTACCTCCTTTTGCCTCTTGCTGATATTGACATCAACAAGGGGCAAATTCCCGATGTACCGCCAAATCCGCGACGCACATCGCCGACGAAGATACGCAAACTGATGAACTCCATACTGCAAGACCCCGAAATGTTGGAACTTCGCGCTTTGTTGGTTTATCGCTACGGCGGTCGCTACGTCACCATTGGCGGCAATATGCGTTTGTTGGCAATGCAACGCCTGCAATACACCACAGCACCGTGTATAGTCATACCCGAAGATACACCGGCAAGGAAGCTGAAAAACTATATTGTCAAAGACAACGGCTCTTTCGGTGATTGGGATATTGATATGTTGCTTGAAAGCTATGACAGTCGCGAGCTTGAAGAGTGGGCGATAGACGTACAAGCAATGTTGGAAAACCGCAAAGAAGAGCGCGTATTCGCAGGTGCGTCGGCATGGAACAATAAAGAGCGACCCGAAGCTCGCTGTAATCTGCAAGAACAGATAGAGTTCCACGAGAAAGGTGCGTTGTCATACATATCTTTCTATCGCTCTACCGAAGAGGGCGCACTGCTTACGGATATTAAGGCGGATGCGGCGTGTGTGGAAATGTTCGCGGTCATGGCTGAGCGTATCCTGCGCAAGATGATAGGACTGCGCATAACGGACGGTTGGTGTATTCTGACAACGCCGAAACGCCGACACAAAGAACTGAACTTTGCCGAGCGTGTATGCCTGAACCTTTCCGAGCGATTGGGGCTGACATTTCACAAAGAGGCTGTGACGGCGAAGAACCGCACACGTATCAACCCCGAATTTTCGTTAGCCTATCCCATAGAAGAGAATAATATTATACTGTTCGATGATATTGTGACAACGGGGTCAACGTTGGAAGCAACGCACCTACTACTCAACCATAAGAATGTAATATGCTTGGTAGGCATAGCCAATAGATGAAACGATGAAGCAGTCAGAAGAAAAACAGCAGAAGCCACGCAAACGGAAGTACCGTTGGAACTTGCCGCAACAACCGCGACACGACCAACGGGCGTTCGACTATGAAAGTGAGGCTTTCGTCAATGAGGTCTACGACCTTGCCTTAGACGGCTATTATGACTGCGAAATCTCGCGAAAGTTGGGTATCGCCCATTCTACGTTCTGTAAGGTGCAAGACAAATACCCCGTGATACGTGAAGCCTTGGAAAAGGCACGCGCACGCGCGAGTGAGGGTCATGGCACTATGGAGCGACCGTCGCCGACATACTTTGCCGAGCTTGTCAAGAACTGTGAGGGCAAAACGTCACGTGTCCTGCGCACACTCGGTATCAGCTACAAGACATTGCGCCGTTGGTGTCGTGAAGATAAGCGGTTGGAAGCTATCCTCGACATACAGAACCTCGAATTTCTTGAACAGCTTAACATGACGGGGCGCATACTGTCGCTTGGTATCGTCAATTCCGACAGTAACAAATTCCCCGGTTGGGCGGAACAACCCAACTCGCAAGTGCTGATGTTCTACCTTAACTCTATCGGCGCGAAATACGGCTTTGGCAAGAACAGCGAAGCCATAGAAGCGGAAGCCTTAGAGGAAGAATACGAAGAAGCAAGCGGCGACATCGCAGGCATACCTATCGACAAGTGGATAGACCGCGAGATGCTCGGTCACGGTTCGGCTGACGCAGACCGCAGCGACACAGACACCGAAGATAATAACGACACAGACACCGCAGCAGAATGATACGCAATCACGCAGTATATTATCCCCTATATCAAGATAAGGAACACTTTATTATCCTTATCACGGGTGGTCGTGGTTCGGGTAAGTCCTACGGTGCGGCTACATTCATCGAGCGGCTGACCTTTGAGATAGGACGAAACGCCGAAGAGCGCATAGTCCACAACGTACTGTATTCGCGCTATACAATGGTGTCTGCCGAGATTTCCGTTATCCCCGAATTTCTTGAAAAAATAGACGCTGACGGCACAAACCGTTATTTCCGCTCTACGCGCAAAGATATTGTTAACCTGCGCACGGGTTCGCATATCATGTTTCGCGGTATCAAGACCTCATCGGGCAATCAGACCGCAAAGCTGAAATCTATCCACGGCATTACGACATTTGTCTGTGACGAAGCCGAGGAATGGACATCTCCCACGGAATACGAAACTATCATGTACTCTATTCGTCAAGTAGGCTTGCAGAACCGTATCATTATTATAATGAACCCTACGGACAGCAATCACTTTATCTACGAGAAGTACATCAAAGATACGCACCGCATAGAATACTTTGACGGTGTTCCCGTCCAAATATCGACACACCCTAATGTGCTGCATATACATACGACCTACCTTGACAACCGCGAGAACCTATCCAAAGAATTTATCGACGCAGCCGAGGAAATGAAGCGCAGCAATCCCGAACGCTACGCCCACGTATTCATGGGTCAGTGGGTAGATGTGTCCGAGGGTGCTGTATTCAAGAAGTGGGGCATCGTAGACGAATTTCCCGCCCACGCCAAGAAAGTTGCCGCAGGATTGGACTTCGGTTATACACAAGACCCGTCGGCGTGTGTGCGCTGTGGTGTTGTCGGTAACGACCTATATCTTGACGAGGAATTTTACGAGAAAGGTATGCTTATAGCCGACCTCGTGCGCGAGCTGCGCCGTGTCGGGCTTATGGTATATGCCGACTCCGCAGACCCCCGACTAATACAAGAGATAGCCAACGGCGGCGTAATCATCTATCCCGTAGCCAAGCCCGCAGGAAGCATCATCGCAGGTATAGAACGCGCCAAGGACTTCGACAATATCTTTGTTACGCGCCGTAGCGTGAACCTGCAATACGAACTGCGTAATTACGTATGGGCGAAAGACAAAGACGGTCGTTATGTCAATCTTCCCGAAGACCACGACAATCACGCCGTAGACTCTTTCCGCTATTATCTGTTAGGACATATCCTCGGACAAGTCCTGCATCCCAAGAAAATCAATACACAACAACTCGGAATATATTAATACGCTATGATACCCAAATACTTAGAGCAGATATTCACCTATTTTAAGAACCTTACACTCAATGCCGTAGGTGTTCACCGCGAACTCTATCAGCTATTGGAGGACAAGGACGTAGCCAAGGCGTTACAGCTTTTGCAAAACCGCGATACCGATGTTGATAACGCCATCCGCGAATACAACCCACAGACACACCGCGTGATGTTTCGTCCGAATAAGCCACGTAAGAATGACAAACCGTATATCACCGAGAAGCTACCGCGTACACGTCAGCGATATATCAACGAAGTGGAACTGTTCTTTCTGTTGGGCAATCCGATACAGTGGCGGCGCGTGAAAGGCGATGACGAAGCATTTGACCTCTTTAAGACATTCCTCAAAGAACAGCACTTTAATTCGCGTATGCGCCAAGCCAAGCGTTTGGCAGGCAGCGAAACCGAAAGTGCCAAGCTATATCATATCTACCGCGATGAGCGCACACACAAGCCGCAAGTGAAATGCGTAGTGTTGGCGCGTTCCACGGGCTATCGGCTGCGTCCGCTCTTCGACCAATACGGCAATCTTATTGCTATGGCTTACGGCTATGTGCTGCATGAGGGCGAGCGTAACGTCCGACATTGGGATTTTCAGACCAATGAAGCTATCTACAACTGTCGCGCAGGACGTTTCGGTTGGGAAGTCGAGCAATACCCCAACCCGACGGGTAAAATCAACATCATATACTATCAGCAGGAGAAGGCATGGAATGGCGTTGAACCGCGTATCGACCGCGAGGAGATGCTCGACAGTAAGAGCGGCGACACGAACAACTATTTTTCCGACCCTATCGCACTTGCCACAGCCGACGTTATCGACAACCTCGTAGACCCCGACAAGCCCGGCAAGCTGATACAACTCAACGGCGACCGCTCACGCTTTGAATATGTCATGCCACCCCTTGCCTCGGAAGCGCGTAAAGCCGAGAAGAGCGATTTGCATGACTCGATACTGTTCGATACGTTTACACCCGACCTTGACTTTGAGAAGCTGCGTGGTATGGGAACACTGTCGGGTACGGCAATACGCAATTCGCTGATACTTGGCTATATCAAGCGCGACAACCGCAAAGAACTTTACGAAGAACTCGTAGCGCGTGAAGCCAACCTTATAATAGAGATACTCAAATATCTGCATCCCGACAAGCAGCGCGAACTTGACGAGTTGGAAGTCGGCTTTGACTTTGCCGAACCTTTCGTTGATGATAAGCGCAGTCAGTGGGCGGCGATAGCACAACTGTTTGCGGCAGGACTGCTGTCATTGGAAAGCGCGGTAACGATGCTCGCCATTACCGATGCTCCACAAGAGGAAATCGAGAAAATACAGCGTATGCAAGCCGAGCGTCAAGCCGCCGAACAAGGCGCGACGCAGCTCGGACAGACAGCCGTACCACAGCAACAAGAACATGAATAGTTAGTATAGTTAAGATAGTCATTTTTAAGAAATCTCTTTTAGTCAACAGCTAATAGATTTGGTAATTTAGGTAAAAAGACCGCCGTGCGTGATGCATAGCGGTCTTTTTTTTGCATGATGAATGTTTCCGTGGTATTAGAAGCCCTTAATATGAGTAACTTTTTCGGCATAACCGCAAATAAAAGCGTTAGCCGACATGGAATTGTGGTTTTCGGGTTTAATCATTTTCAGACGCACGAACCTATCTTGGCAGGCTACGAACACCTCGCGACGTGTCAGCACCACCGTTCCTACGTCATAGTCACCGCGAGGGCGGTCGGTTTTGTCGGCAGCATACACTTTGCAGGGCAGACCACCGACAAGGCAGTGCAGCGCAGGACGTGGCGACAGTGCTTGACAGCGCGATGCAAACTCCTCGGCGGTAAGATTAAAGTCCGTATGATAGAACGAAGCCGAAAAGCGAGGGGCGTAGCACGCGGCAGTCAGCGGCGACTGTAAGCGACTTTGCTGCACGGGGCGACGACGTGAAAGTGCAAGCTGTATGGTGTCCGACAGCAGCTCCGCACCGATACGCGCCAAAGCCGTAGACACCTCGCCTGCGGAAAGGTCATGACACAGCGGAATACCCATGTTTAGATAAACGCCGCCTTTGTCTATGCTGTCGTTAAGCAAGAATGTAGACACACCCGTAAACTCGTCACGGTTAAGTACGGCATGGTTGACCGGCGTTGAACCGCGATAGCGCGGAAGTAGTGACGGATGGACGTTTATCGTGCCGAAACGCGGCAAGTTGAACACCTCGGCGGGCAGCACACGAAACTCTACGACAACGCCCAAATCGGGATGCCCAAGCTCGCGCAGGAAGTCAGCGTTAAACTCACGCGGTTGCAGCACACGCAAGCCTTTCGCCTCGGCGTATTGCTTTACCATAGAGGGGTGGATGCGCAGTCCTCGTCCTTGTTCACGGTCGGGCATAGTCACTACGGTGTCAACCGCGTAGCCACGCGCAAGCAGCTCCATCAGCGAGGGTAGGGCGAAGTTGCCGTTTCCGAAGAATACGATATGGCAATTGGTGTTAAGTCGTTTGTACAGCGGTCGCGGTGGCAGCGGCAAACGGTCTTTGTCAACCATCAGATAACGCCGTTGACGCAGCAGGTAGATATAATAGCGACCGTCCACCGTGGGGAATATCACGCGACAACGCTCTTCACGACCGTCTATAACGGCTATCGTATGTTCATTTGCTCTGAAAATCATGGCATTTTTTTGTTGCAAATATACACATTGCGCAGTGAAAAGCTGTGTGATTACTAAGGTAAATACTGTTATTTTAGCGATAGATAAGCTAAAAAATTAACATTTGATATAAGTTATAACATTATACAGTAGGGAATTGACAAGCGCGGCAGTTAAAAGTAACTTTGAATGAAGAATTAATTTTTTAACGACAAATGAAGAATAAAATTTTTGCAAAACTAAAACAAGAGTATTCCTCTCTTGGGTTAGGCGATGAAATCTTGCAGGCACACGCCGAGAGTTTAGCGGACTCAGGGTTTGTTACTGACGAGAACATTGACACGGTAGTCAGCGGACAGAAGTCTTACCTCTCCGCATTGCAACGTCTTAATGACTCAAGGGTTTCCAAGGCATTGGAAAAACAGCGCAAGGACATTGACGACGAAGCAAAGAAGCAGCGCGAAGAAGCAGAAGCAAAAGCCGAAAAAGAGCGCAAAGAGCGTGAAGAAAAAGCGAAAGCGGAAGCCGAGAAAAAGCAACGCGAGGAAGAGGAGAAGGCTGCGGCAGAGAAGCGTAAGAAAGAAGAAGAAGCTCAAGCCGAAGCCGAGCGCAAGCGTCAAGAGGAATTGGCTAAAAACCAAGAAATCCCCGAATGGTTCAAGAAATTGCAAGAAGAAAATTCTCGCAAGGCAACCGAAGAACGCCAAGCCCAACAAAAGGCGCGTAAGGCATTGGAAGAACAGCTTAAAGCACTATCGGAAAGCAATACGCAGAAGCAGGGCGAGTTAAAGAGCCTCATTGACGAATTGCGCACACAGAACACCCGTCTGCAAGGTGACTATGACGCAATCAAGCAAGAGCGCGACCGCCAAGCAGCCGAAACAGCCCGTCGTGACCGTGAGAGCAAAATACTCGATATAGCCAAGGAACTGGGCATACCACAGTATCGTATCGACGAGGGCTTTGCTATCGCCGATGATGCAGCCGACGACGCAATACGCACACAGCTCGCAGTGGTGGCACAGAATATCAAGGCAAGCAATCTACCGTCAGGCAGTGGAACACACCCGATGGGCGACAATAAGCCGACCAAAGACGAAGTGGATGCCATCGCCAAATCAATTGTTAAATAATTTCCACAGTTATGGTAAACACAACTCCCATCCAAAAGGATAAAATCTTGTTCGGTGACGACTCGATTGTTATCCGCAAGTACATCGCAGGTATCGCAGGGGGTCGTACACTCGACCT